TGGTGGCCTGAGTTACAGTGCCGCCTGTTGTTGGGCCAATAAGTGACCCAGCAGTTACGTCAAATAAAGAAGACATGATTTAAAAATCCTAGTTATACAAAGGGTTTTCAGTTAATCCTGATTGCTTACGTTCGTTGCGCGAACGATCCCTATGTTTTTCTGCTCATACACTTTCGACCATGATGCAACAGTTTCCAAAACAGTTCTGTTTGGGTTAACAGTTGATACAGCGTATTTAAGACCAACAGGGTGATAGATGTAGTGAAGATCCACAGCCATTGCTTCTTCTAAAGCAAGAATATCTCTATCTGTCTGTGTTCTGATTGGTGCTTGCTCACCCGTAACAACAGCCCCTTGTGTAAAGAAGAATGTTGAATACTCAGTATAAATACGATCAATAGCGTTTCTTTCTAGTAAGTCGTAGTAAACATTACTATGAACAGCCATTGCTGTTAGCTTTTCACCTTGATCGCCAAGTAAAGCCTTTGCTCTTGCAACGTGGCGAGGGCTTAATGCTGTTGGTGTATCTCCTGATTCAGAATCAATAGTTAAAGCAAATAAAGCTGAATTGCTATCGTTTGCATTGATAGAACCAAAAGCACCAGTTAAGCAAGAATATAAATCCTTCTGTTTCTGGTTGTTTACATAAGCCGCCATCTTCTGAGCAATAGCAGCCATAGGATCA